GCGTGGATATGCTCTTAACCTCAAGGGTCGAACAGGTGCAGCAGGCTGGCGATGGGTGGACGCTGGTTAGGCAAACGGCGATAAGGAGATGCAGGTCTCCCGCCTCTTACCCTTTCCGAATAAGCCCATTGGTCAGTTCCAGGAAAAAACCCCTGGATTCCGGCAGGTAGCGAGATTGCATACTATTTATGGGCCTGGGGTGCGCTTGTACCTGTCGCGTTTCGCAGTTGCCTGCAAAACGCTGTCTGGTTGTAGTCTTGCTTGCGTCAGATTAAGCAGTCTTGAGATACCTGTAGACAGTTCTACCGCTGACTCCAAGGATTTTCGCTACTTCATCGATAGATAAACCTTTCTCGATAAGCTTCGGCGCCTTCGATATGTCAACGCCAGCTTTGACAGCGCCCTTTTTCCTACCTTGGTAAATTCCTTTCTCCTTCGCTGCGGCGATACCTGCTGCCTGTCGCTCCCTTCGGGTGTTGGTTTCCATCTCGGCAACAGCAAACAGCACCGCAGCGATAAGCTGACCGATCGTACCAGTGAAATCGATCTGTTGAGAAGTTGAAACCACTCGAATACCTTTCCTGCACCACGAACAGAGGGTGTCTACTCCATCCTGTAGAGATCTCGAGAGTCGATCGAGCTTGTAGACAACCACGGTTTTGATTGCGCCATTGAAGATATCGCGCTGAAGTTGTTCAAGTTGAGGTCTCGCAAGCGTTTCGCCGCTCTCCTTGTCGATGTACCAAATCACCGTATCTGGATTGATACCGTTTCCAGTGAGCCACTTGGTAATCTCGCGCTTTTGACCAGCAAGATTCTGTTCAGCCGTACTAACTCGAACGTAAACCGCCACACACATAGCAAACCTCCTGAATTGAAAGAAACAATCGAACCATGCGCAAAGAAGAATATGCGCTCTGTTAGTACAGTCAAGTAGGGTGGTATCCAAAATGTCAAGATAGTTGCAATATCGGGGCAAAGAGTTATATTCATTGCGCAATGTTTCAGGTTGTCGATCTTTTCAAAGGTATATGTCATGAAGAACGGAAGGTGTTGGCAAGGATACGAACCTGTGAAAAGCAAGAAGCCTTACAGTCAAGGGAGTTGCAAGAAGTCTTCGTCGACGAAGAAAACACAATCAAAGCCGAAACCGAAGGGAAAGTGATCATGCCGAAGAAATCGCCAGCTTGGACTCGCAAAGAAGGTCAAAACCCAGAGGGCGGTTTGAACGCTAAGGGTAGAGCCTCTGCCAAAGCGCAAGGGATGAATCTCAAGCCTCCTGTGTCGAAGGAGCAGGCGAAGAAAAGCCCTGCTGACGCTGCAAGGCGCAAGAAGTTCTGCGCTAGGATGGAAGGCATGAAGCGAGAGTTGACCAGTGAGAAAACTGCTCGCGATCCCAAAAGCAGAATCAACAAGTCTCTGAAGAAATGGGACTGCTGATGCGCCGAACGGTTGTTCCTGCTGGATCGAAATACGGAAACTTGACGGTGATTCGCGAACACTACTCGACAGGCAAGCGAAAATTCCTGTGCAAGTGTTCGTGTGGAAACGAAGTCGAGGTGAGGCTCGATCACATACAAAGCGGACACACCTCGTCGTGCGGAAGTTGCGGAATTGAGCACGCTGGCAAGAAAATGAGCCTCAAGCAATGGGCTTTTGCCTACGGAATCAAGGAATCGACGCTCAGGGCAAGACTCAAGACGATGAGCATGCAAGAGGCTCTTGAAAGGCGATGATGGCTGTTGACATCAAAAAGTCGTCGGTTATAGTAATTGCACCTTACTCCATTGTGAGCAAGTCTCCTGTAGGCTGCGTGACGAAAGTTGCGTAGCCTTTTTTTATGCACAAAGCCCTCGGGAACCCGATGTTTTCCGATACCCTTAGCGTCGGTGAGTTCCCTGGGGCAAAAACAAGGTTGAATGTCGGTAATGTCATCGCTGTATTACGATCTAGTTCCAAAAGATCCTGTAGAAAACCTCGAGTGGCGTATCGCTTGCAGGGAGCGAGCCTTGGTCGATGAGCGATTCCGAAGTGCTTTGCTACAAGCATGCGAGACAGACGTTCTGTTCTTCTTCGCGTTTGCCCTATGGGTGCATGAGCCTAGAGCAAAAGTCAAAACCAAGCCGTTCATCCCGTGGAAGCACCAAGAGGCGGTGATCCTGGCTATGGATGACGCGATCACCGAGGCGATGGCTACTGAGCATCCAGTGTCGGTGACTATCGAGAAGAGCCGAGCTCAAGGCGGAACCTACACGTACCTCGGAGTGCAGATCCGTAGGGCGCTCACCGAAAAGGGGTTTTCATCAGGTCTTGTTACTCGAAACGAAAAGACGGTCGATTCGAAGGATCCGTCAGCGGTGATGAACAAGCTTTCGGACATGCTCGACAAGCTGCCGGTATGGATGATGGACGGCAAACCATACGAAAGGAACATCACCGACCATACGATTAGGATCCCAAAAACCGATGCGATATGGATCGGGTACTCTGCGACAGCCGACGTTGCGCGGGGCGGTAGAACCACGCTCTTTGCGTTCGACGAAGTTGGATCGGAGGAGTTCATTGCCAATGGAATCGATTACAGGATCATGAGCTCGGTGGCTCACGTTACCAACTGCATATTCCTCTGTTCGACGTTCGGTGCCGATACGGGTGTGTTTTACGAGTCGGCAACCGATCCGGACAACACAAGAGTCTACGCACTTGATTGGAAGGAGAACCCAGAACACGCAAAGCTGGCTTACATCAAAAAAGACGGTGTTGTGACGGCAATCAACCCAGACGAGCAGGAGCAGGTCGAAAAGTACGTTTCTACGCACGAGAGGGAGTTGCGAGCGATCGAAAGGAGAGGGCACAAGATTGAAGGCAAGTTCAGATCGCCCTGGTACGACTCTCACTGCCTGCTTCCTGGGGCTACTCCGCGGTACATCGCACGCGAGCTCGACATGGATGCCAAGGGATCCTCTGGTAAGGTTTTCTCGCCAGATCTGCTCGATCGGATGAAGAAAAACCACGGAAAGAAGCCTGTTTGGAGAGGAACGCCGATATTTGACAGCGAAACGCTCGAGCTCAAGGGTTTAGTCCCCAGGGACGATGGGCCACTGTCGCTGTGGTTCAAGCCTGGGATAGACAACAGTCCACCACTTGGGCCGTTTGCGATCGCTTGCGACATTGCCTCTGGTGGTGTCGGCGCCTATTCATCCAACTCGGTAGCCTCTGGTATCGATTACCGCACAGGCGAAGAAATTCTCGAGTATGTCATCAAGGGGCTTGAGCCACGGCCATTCGCTAGGATGGTCGTCGGCTTGTGCCTTTGGATGCGCAAAGCATTGCTTGGCTGGGAAGACTCAGGTGTCTCGGGAGGTTTTGCCAAAGAGGTCGTCGAAGTGTGCAACTACGGAAACGTCTTCTATCGAGACGTTACGCAACTCGGATCGCAGAAAAAGTCCAGGAAGGCTGGTTTTCCTTGCAGGGATGCCGACAAAGCCGATATGTTTGAACAGTTTGCCTTGGCGATGGAAAAGGGCGATTACACTCCAAGATCGGAAGAAATGCTCAAGGAGTGCGGCGAGTACGAGTGGGAAAACGGGAGGATCATCCACTCTCCAACGAAGAACAAGGGTGCGACCGAAAAGAACCACGGAGACCGAGCGATCGCTGCTGCTGGTGCTTGGTTGGTGTTTTCTGGTGAAAATTTGGATTCTAAAGTTGACAGCGATATTGAAAACGGACAAATTCCAGAGTATGGTAGTTTTTTATGGAGAGAACGTCAGGAACGACGAGTAGTCAGTTCTGGCAGCCCGAAGTTCGGAATACGTGATGTATTGCGATAGGATTCAAGGATAAAACCTGAAAGAAGTGGCGTAAGATGGAAGCCGAGTTGAACGAAAAGCTGGATCAGGCGATTGCAAAGATGGCAGACCAAGCAAAGGCTCAGCCCGATGCTCAAAAGGCTCTGCATTTTTCTCAGTCTGCTTTGAATCTCGCACAAACAAAGTCGGTGCTTGAAGGTGCCAAGTCGGCATCTGCGACCAAGAAGTAAATCCATCGCCAAGTAGGCGAAGTGGTGCAATAGGCTGGAGATAAAACCCAGTCGAAATTGACCGGAATAATCCGAAGTTAATTCGACTGGTAATGTTTGACCTATCAAACCCTGAAAAACGAAGCAGACTTCTAAAAGCGATTCGCTCGTCTCGCGATGCGATGGAGCCATTCCGTCGCGTCCGCAAAGAGCTGATCAGGGATTATGTCGGTTCTTGGTACGCCGAATCAGGCGCAGAGAACAAGACTCTGGTCAATCTGATGAACCAGACGGCACGTATCTATACGGTTGCCCTCGCCGCCAACAATCCGAGCGTGTTGGTGTCTACCTCAAGAATGGAAATGCTTCCGTTCGCAAGGCGTTTTGAGGTAAATCTCAAGAAGCTTATCAGCGACATGGCTCTCGACAAGACTTTTCGAGCCATCGTTATGGATGCTTTCTTTTGCCTTGGCTGTGGCGTAGTCATGATGCGAGACACTGACACTCGCTTCCATGGATTGCTTGAAGCCGAGGAAGATGTTTGGCTCGATCCAGGTGAGCCGTGGTTCAATCGAGTGTCGATCGACGATTTGATACTCGACATGCCAGCACGAGAACTCAGCAAGATGCGGTATTGCGGTCATCGCTACCGAGCTGACTACGAAAAGGTGATGGATGAGCCTGGGTACGACAAGAAGGTCAAAGACAAGCTGAAACCAACCTCCAGGCAGCATCAGGATTCCGTCGGTGCGGTCAGAGACATTGGATCCGACTGGGGTAGCGCCGAGGATGACGATCTGAAGGATATGGTTTGGTTGATGGACGTTTGGATCGCGGAGAACAACTCCATTGCGACCATGGTGTGTGATCAGCAAGATTTACCGCCTCTAATCGAGCGCGATTGGATCGGATCGCAAGCTGGCCCGTACAAGTTCCTGTCTCTAGGGGACACTCCTGACAATGTGATACCAACGTCTCCGGCGATCAACTTAAAGGGGATGCACGATCTACAGAACCGCTTACACAGGCGAATGGAGGATGATTCTGACTCCCATCGCAAGGTGAATATCTATCCACCAGGGATGGAAGACGACGCGGAGCGAATCAGGACATCAGAGCGCAATGGTTGGTACAGAGGTCGAAGTCCAGATCAGATCAAGCAGTTTGAGGTGGGTGGTATCGACCAAAGAGACATGGCTTTGGCGACCTTCTTGCAGTCGGAATACGATCGATTCGCTGGAAACCTTCAGGCAATGGGTGGGCTTGGGCAGCAGGCATCGACACTCGGTCAGGAAGAACTGATTCACGGAAACGTATCGAAGAACGTAGCGGACATGCGAATGTCGGTAGTTTCGTTCGCTTCGGATTGCATCTTGGATCTTGGTCGTCTTATGTGGGAGGATTCGACACTTGAGCTCAAAACCTCTATGCCTGTTGGTAACACTGGTATCGAAGTTAATTCAGATTGGACTCCAGGTTACAGGGAAGGAATCTTTGATGATTATGAGTTCCGAGTGGAACCATACTCCATGGTTTTCAAGACTCCCGAGCAGAAACTCCAAGAACTCTTTCAGGTGTTGCGTGAGATCGCACCGCTTTGGCCGATGTTCCAGGCATCGGGAGCCTCGATTGACGCAGAGGCAATTGTTGACGAGATCGCAAGACTAAAGAACCGACCAGAGTTCAAGCGATTCATCACGTTTGCGAACCCTTCGGACATGCTAGGTGGCGACGAAAACACGATTCGCCAGTCTCCGACGACAACCAGGGAGACAATCCGAAGGAACATCAGTAGTGGTGGCACAGAAGCCGCCAGGAACAACGCATTGATACAAACCTTGATGGGCGGAAACCCGCAAATCAATTCGCAACAAAGAAACTCGATGTTGCAGGGGGCTGGATGATGAGCACAGTCAAATACAAGTACAAAGGCAAGTTTGTCACCGAGCAAGAGCTTGAGAAGCTTGTTCCTCGGAAGCCAGATTGGCTCGAGAGACCAGCCATGGCGGCAAACACCTACACCGAGCACAACCCGCTTGTTTCAGATGGGTGCGGTGTCATGAAAAGCCAAGTGGGCGAAACTCGAGATCTGATCAAAAAGCACAGGATTCAAGGTGCCGCTGTGATGGATAGCGGTCAGGTGCGATTCACAAGTAGACGCGCACGCAACGAATTTCTGCGAATGCGCGGTTTCAGGGATTTAGACGGAGGCTATGGGGATGAGTGATACTGTCGAATTGAACGAAGACATGACGAGCGATGAAATCAAGGAATACGCGAACACTGTCACTGAAGAGGTGGCAAGAGAGCGTATGGGTGATCGCAAGTCGAATGCGGAAATCATCACTGACACCGCATCGATCAACAAAACACCTGCTGAGGAAAATTCCAGCAGTTCCGCCGATGATGATGATCAAGGCGAGGTTTCCGGCGACGAGTCGCGTGCCCCCAAGTGGGTCAACGACAAGGTGATAGCCGAGGTTGCCGCGTATGGCATTGACGAGTCTGACTTGTCGGATTTTGCCAGCCGCGAGGAGTTGGATAAGGCTTTGAAATTGCTTGACAAGAAGGCGTTCGAGGCTGGACGCAAGGCGTTGGCTGACAGCGACGAAGGCTCGACTCGAAACGAGAAAGGTCAATTCAGCAAGAAAGAAGCCAAGCAAGAAGATGCTGCCGGAAAGGATAGCAATCGGTATGAGGTTTCGCTTAGCAAGGATCTCTATGACGATGAGATCGTCGACGAGTTTACTCGATTGCGTGATCATTACGAATCACGACTTTCGGTGCTCGAAGCGAGGTTTGCTGATGTGAACGCTCAAGCCGAAGAGCAACAGTTCGACAGCTACGTCGATCAACTTGGGTTTTCCGATCTTTTCGGGAAAACCGGGAGTGAATCCGACGAAGAACTCGAGCGGCGCAGAGAACTTCACGTTGCTGTCAAAGCGCAATTGATTGGTCTTGAGCGCCTCGGTCGTCCTGCGGAACTAAACGATAAGCTAGTTGGTCGTGTAGCCAACATGGTTTTCGCGGACGAAATCACCAAGAAACGTTTGAAACAGCAGACCAAAAAAGTCTCAAGGCAGAGCCAGCTTCGTCAGGGTGGAAGCCCGACAAGACCTCAGCCTCCACGCGAAGATCCTCGCGAGGAAGCAGATCGGCTCTATCGAGAGCTCGAAAGGTCGTAACCAGTAAAGGAGTTGCCAAATGGCACTATCGATTGAGCAAATTGACGATTTCGTCAGCAGTATTCACCAGAAGTTCGCTGGTGAGGAGATGCTTGCAGCACAGGACTTGTCCTTGTCGTTGCAGGAGTACAAGTATGCTTCGCGTCTTTTCTCGGGCAACCTGAAAAAAGACACGATGAGTACGTCGCAGTGCAAGTGGAAGGTCAAAGTCAACACCAACGACAACTTCCAAACGGTCGGATTGTATCACCGAGACTCATCGACTCGCGTGAACACTCTGGACGAAGGCGAGTTGAAGTGGGCGTTGACCACGAACAACTACCACTACGACATCGACGAAGAGATCTTCCGCACCGGCGGAAGGCAGATCTACGATTACATTGAGGACATGGAACGTGACCTCATGACATCGTTCTACACGGGCATGGAAGACTTGGTGTTTGGCCCTGGGCCGACTGCACCAACTCAGACACCGTTCTCGGTCGCATCGTTGCTCTGGTGGATCACCGCCACGAACGACAGCGTGACGGAGAACAACGCTCCGGAAGGGTTCAACGGCTTCGAGCCTGTTGGTTGGAGTGCTAACGGTGTTGGAGGTATCTCCTGCACCCAGTATCCACAATGGCGAAACCGCACGTTCCCCTACACTTCGGTGAGCCGCAGTGATTTTGTCGAGAAGGTTATCAACTCGATGGATCTTTGCCAATTTACGCCTCCTGTTCAGCGTCCTGACATCGTTAGCCAAAAGCGAAGCGATTGGGAATTGCTGACCACTCACAGCGTCTTGGCTTCGGGTCGTCGATTGCTCCAACTCGGCAACGATAACATCGGGGACGACATGGCTGCTCACAGCGGAACCGTGTATGTCCGTGGTGTTCCGATGACCTGGGTTCCAGCTTGGACGAACCCAAACAGCGTCAATGCTCGCACCGATGGTGTCATCCTCGGCGTGAACTGGGCGACCTTCAAGGCTTACTACGCTGCCGGTCGGCAAATGCGTAAGCGAAAGGCGTTCCAGCACCCAGAGATGAGCAACGTTCGCGTTCGCTGCATGGACGACTCGGTTCAAATGGTTTGCTTCAATCGCCGTGGAAATTTCCGTGGTTATTGCACTCAAACCGTTACTGAAACCGCGTAATGTCTTTGCTGACATGATGTCAGCAAAGCGTTTGCAACCGTCTTTCGGCGGGTAAGACGTTAAGCACCACCCGTCACTTTTTTACCTGGGAAAACGCTCACCCATAGCTGAGACAATCCCGCAACTTTCCATAAAGGGAAAATTATGCTTACTTTTGACGAACTTGACATCGGATACCTTCCAAGTGGGAGGTTGTGGAAGAATTTTCCTGCTCCATTCCGGCTTAATCCGCTCGGCGGCCCTGACTATGGTCAGTCTGGGAACCCTCTTTTTGGGTTCTTTGACAACTTCCATTCGTTCCAGGCTACCACGGCAGAAGGCCCGTATCGAATCCTTGAGGGAACTGGCTGTTCGATCGAGCAGATCGCTGACACCGCCACCGAAAAGGGCTTGATTCAGCTTGCGATCGACGGAAATGCCGCAAACGACGAAGCTGTCTTGCAGTGGGGTCGCGGTTTGGGTGCTCCGTTCTTGCTCGCCAACAACGACTTGGTGTTCGAGACTCGACTTAGCGTCAGCGCAATCACTGCTGCTAAGTGGTCGTGGGCAGTTGGTCTTGGCGAAGTTAGTATGGGCGCGACGGATGGATTGTTTGCCGACACCACTGGTGCTCTGGCTGACAAGAACTTCCTCGGGTTCGTGCATCTTCAAGCCGAGGGGGCTGCTGTCGACGGTTCTTACAAGGCAGACGGTCAAACGTTCCAAGACGGTGCCACCAAGACGAAGCTCAACGCGATCGCCACAATGGTCGCTGACACCTACGTCAAGCTTGGCTTCCGTTACAGGGCTATGCCGAAGACCGTTGAGTATTTCGTCAACGGTTTTTTGGCTGGAACTGCTTCGGCTCCTGCTCGCCTCACGGCTTCTGAGATCGATGCGGCAACTTTCCCAGACGATGTGCTTCTTGCTCCGATCATCGGAATCAAGGACATTGCTGGCAACGCCGCGTTGAACATGAAGGTCGACTGGATCGCTTGCGCTCAAATGCTGACCTAAGCGTCTCTGTTTGAGATTTACGGGGGGCAGGTAGGTGCCTGCTCCCCTGTTTTTCTTCGCAATCATCATTTTCGAGATCTAACATGCAAGACACAAGTCCTCCTGTTTATCTGCCACCAGATTTGGTCTCTGGTGTTCAGCTTTTCGCTGCTCCGGAAAACCTATGGCACTTGCCAAAGGCGATCTTTGAGCCGATTTGGAAGCGAGGAACAGGTGCAAACATTCGTGCGGCTATCCTCGACACTGGAATGAACTCTCACGACCTGCTCCCAGAGCCAGTGGAGGCGAAGTCGTTCATCCAGGGTGAAAACTGGAGAGATGGAAACGGGCATGGAACCCATTGCGCCGGAACTGTTCTTGGAAGGGACGGTATCGGACTGGCTCCAGCTGCCTCGCTTATGGTCGGCAAGGTTTTGTCCAATCGCGGTAGTGGTTCGTCTGAAGCGATCGCTCGGGGGATCCGATGGGCCGCGGACAATGGTGCCGATGTGATATCGATGTCGCTCGGATCGGACAGTCCTTACGCTCCGATGCAAGACGCATTGAAATACGCATGGGGCAAAGGATCGATTGTCGTGTCGGCTGCTGGCAATGCAGGATTCACCGGCAGGCAAAATACGATTGGATATCCAGCCAAATATCCAGAATCGCTTTGTATCGGTGCATACCGACAAGATGGAGAGCGAGCATCGTTTTCTTCTGGCGGTCGCGAGCTTGATATGTGCTGCCCAGGTCAGGACATTATTTCATGCTCGACCACCAATGGCTACCGAGCCATGTCTGGCACAAGCATGGCGACCCCATTTGCGGCGGGTTTGCTGTGCCTCATTGTTGAATTGATGCGACGAGAGGGGCAGGCGGCATTCACTGGTGTTGAGGCTGTCAGGGCTTTCCTTACGCAATACACCCAGGACAAAGGCAATCCTGGACATGACCCATACTGGGGGTTTGGGATACCAAAGACCCAAGACATCATCGCCGCACTTGTAAATGATCAGATCACGTTTCTGTAGTTTAGGTTTATCAATTTAGGAAAGGTTTTTACTATGCCGTGCGAAAGCAAATTCACCTCGGATGTCTCCCTCTCTTGCGTTCTCAGCTTGGTAGCTGACATTCGCAAAGGGGTGACCACGCAAACCATCACTCAAGCGTTATGGATCGCTGGTTGCTTGGTTACGAAACTTGCCCCATCGGATGCGTCCAGCGACACACCCGAAGCCGGAACCATGTCCTGCGAGAGTCTTGAAAGCTTGCTGGACGATCTTGAGTGTAAGTGCAATGAACTCGAGTCTGTTTCAATCGCTAGCAGTATTCCGTCTGCCGGAACTCAGGGTTGGGAGGTTTTGATTCCAGTTATTTTTGAGATTATCAAAATGATCATCGAAAACCGAAAGAAGAAGCAACAGCCAGCACCAGAGCCTAAGCCCTAGTCTCTGTTTTTTGAAACTCAAAAAGCGATGCGATGTGCATCGCTTTGCATGCAGCACCGCAAGCCAAGTACAGGAAACCATGAGAACACTGCTTCTTTTTTTAATGCTGGCAGTGCCAGCGATCGGACAAGAACTCAAAGCTTCGATTAAGGGGCCAGCGACGGCTCTTGCTGGAACGCTGGTGTTCCTTTCGCACGAGGATGCGGTTGGAGACAACAAGGTTTGGATTATCCCAGATGAACTCAAGTCGCAGTCGGCCTCATGCGGCGCAAATGTGTTCTTCTCGATACCAACGGCTGGAAAGTACCAATTCGGTCTGATTGTTGCCGACAAGCAAGCAAACATTGCCTACAGTTGGCACACGATTAACGTCACCGCTTCAGCGATCCAGCCCACTCCTACGCCAACGCCATCACCAAATCCAACTCCGCAGCCCAACCCAGTTGCTCCGAATTACGAGTCGATACGCCTCACTTCAAAAGCGGCGGTTGACACTCTTCAGGACGCAGGTACGACATCGCTTCTTGCGAGTTCGCTTACGAATTTACTCCCTAAGCTGCCGCAATACTTACCTGATGCAAAAGGCATGGTAACAAGCACGATTGAAACTTGTTTTGGAATGCGGCAACCAACCAGCAGGAACAAAGACTGGTTAAACGTCTGGAGGATCCCTGTGGATAAGGAAATTGCAAAATCCAACCCTCAAACAACTGAAGAATACAAAGAGTGCTTGAAGGCCGTCATTCGAGGACTCTGCGTCAACGGAAGCTGCCCAAACCCATAGTCGCCATTTTACAGAAAGATTAGCCATGAGTATCGATTGGACAAGTGTTGCTCAGTTTGTTCAAGCAGTAGGAATCCCGTTCGCCTGCCTGATTCTATTTGTTGGGCCGTTTCTATGGATGTTTATAAAATACGGACCAAGAATCGCCGAAGCCCATATAGCGTTTATGAGCTCAGCGACAGTGACTCAGGAAAAAAACGCGGATACGCTTGCAAAGCTAGAATCAACAGCAACAAAGGATCAGCAGTCGCACAGCGCGACTCATCACGCTATTGGGCTTGTCGCTGAAGCTGGTATCGCAACGCTTGATGGTAATCATCAAGCGGCAAGGACGAAGCTTGAAAAAGTAGAAACGGTTTTGTTTCAAAAGGGACTGTCGTGATTTACCTAATGATCGAGTGGATCCTGTTTATCATTCTGTCGTTCCTCGCGGCTGACTTCATCGCCGGTGTTTTCCATTGGTGGGAAGATAGCTACCTTGACCAAGATACCCCTATCTTTGGCAGGCTCATCGGCGGGCCAAACCAACTCCACCATAGCGATCAGTATGCATTCCTAAAGGGCTCTTATTGGTATCGCAATTACACAACAATCATTCCATCGATGTTGGGTTGCGTCTTGTGCTTATGCTTCGATGCGACGCAAGACGCGTGGCTTACGTTTTTGTTCTTGTCCCAAGCCAACCAGATCCATGCTTGGGGGCACAGCAAGGGAAAGAACGGCTGTTTGGTATCGATGGCTCAACGGATCGGTTTGCTTCAATCGTGCAAGCATCATGCCGAGCATCATCGTTCGCCCTATCATATCCGATACTGCGTTATGTCCCCGATTCTTAATCCGATCCTTGATGCGATCGGTTTTTGGCGGTATGTCGAGTATGTTGTTTTTGTTACCACAAGAATTGAGGCAAGAGCATGAGCGACCAACCATTGATTGAAAAGCTGAATGAATCTCAGCACGTAAACTTAAGCGACCAAGCGGCTGCTGATGCGATCAACCTGCTGATGGTTACGATTCCGGTCAACGCTCCGATCGGTGCGATCATCAAGTATGCTGTCGACAATGGCATCTACGGCAAGGTTAATGCCGATGCTTTCGACGCCTCCCTCCCTAGAGATCAAAGGATTGCGATTTGGAATATCAAGGGTTGGGTTGACAATCCAAGCAACCCATCGGAGGTTGCCGACATGACCTCGCAAACAGCAGCAACTATGATTGCTGATTTGGTTCGGTTTGGCTACGCAACCGAGAGTCACGCTCAAGATCTCGCCGGGATGGGATTCAAAACCGTTCGGTGGGTCGATCATCATGGGTATGGTACTCAATCCGCTCATTCGGTTCGAGTTATCCGCGACATCATTAACGGCGAGACAGCCAAGCGAGCTCTGTGGACGCAGCAAAATATCGATCGGTATAACGCGACTCAAGCAAAAATCGACCAACACAAACATGGTGATGAGGATCTGGTGATAAGTGGCAATCTCTAGAGTCGGTTCAGCATCCGCACAAGCAACTACAATCACAATCCCGACTCATCAAAGCGGGGATCTGATTCTTATTTGTGCCAACAGAAATAATACCACAGCTCCGACGATCCCTAGCGGATGGATCGTCATGTCTAACACTGGTGCGAGTGGAGTTTCGTCAGCAATAGGTTGGAAGCTAGCTCAATCCACAAGCGAGACAAGCGGAACATGGACTAATACCTCGGTTATGCATTGCGCGGTTTATCGTGGAAGCACTGGAGTATTGGTGGTTTCCTCGTCAATTTCTGGTGCTGTTGGCACTTCAACTTCTGTCAGTTATGCAGCGACAGCAAACGGCTTGGTTTATCGTTCTGGAGTTGATGACAATTGGTACATAGGTACAGGTATTCAGCTAAATTCCACCAACAGCCTTGAGACGGCTCCAAGTGGCATGGCCAATGTTAACTTCGAGTCATCAGCGGGTGTCTGGAAATCAGTGCTCCACGACACCAATGCGAGCCAACTGAGCAACTGGTCGGCAGCAAATACAACGGTGACTACATCAGCAGCTTACATAACTCGGGTCTTGCAGTTGTTTGAGTTTGACGGGCCTGCGTTTGGTGGCGGCGGCGGAATATTTTTCCGGCCAGGAATGAGCGGAGGGATGAGCGAATGAGACGTAAAATCAAGGCTGGTTTAACATCGCTTTCGCTTCCTGTTATCGTCTACGATACCACATCAACCACGGGTGGTGGCTTGAGCGGATTGACGCATACGACAAGCGGTCTTATTCTTGAATATCGAAGACAGGGCCAGTCGTCCTGGACGCAGCTTGGCGTCGGTACTGGCCTGGTTTCAAAGACGCTTGGGAGTTACGTCTCAGGGGGTATCGTCGCCAGTGGATCTAGGGTGGGACGGTACGAGATTGATATACCTGACGCAGCTATCGCGGCGGGTGCTCGGATGGTCGAGGTATGCCTGAGGGGTGCTGCAAACATGCACCCAGTTGACATCGAGATCGAGCTTGATGCGGTCGATTACCAGGATGCGACGGCGTTTGGGTTGTCGAGGATCGATCAGACAATCGGAAGCCGAGCGACGCAAACCAGCGTTGACGCGATCGATGATTTTGTAGATACCGAAGTGGCGGCAATTAAGGCTAAAACCGATTTGATTGTGGCATTTCCGGCTAACTTCAATCTACTTGTGATTGATAACAGCGGTAGCATTTCGCGGGTCACGCTGGTCGACGAGTTGGACGCTGGTGCATTGACGGCCAACGAAGCAGGGGCTCCGATAGCGAATATTGTATGGGATGAAGTGCTGACCGGCGCGACTCACAACATTGCATCCTCAGCCGGGCGACGAGTGCGACAGCTTGCTAATGTCATTGTTCGGGCCGGGGCAGCACAGGGGCCAGGGACGGGCAATAATCAAATCCAGCTTGATGCGGGCGCAAGTGCGACTAATGGCGAGTACGATCCTGGATTGATATTTATCGAGACTGGAACAGGTGCAGGGCAGGCTCGGCTCATTTTGCAATACAACGGCTCGACCAAGGTTGCGACAGTCGATCGAGACTGGCGAATCAATCCCGACAATACCAGCGAATTTGTTATTCTTGCAGATGCAGGCCGGAACTCGGTGAATGAAGGGTTAGCACAAGGTGGGTCGACGACCACGATAACGCTTAACGCAAGTGCATCAGCAAGTGACGATGCTTACAACGGGCAGCTAGTGTTTATCCGCAGCGGAACCGGTCAGGATCAAGTTGGGCTTGTCGAGGATTATGTCGGCTCAACAAAAGTTGCCACGATCCGAACAAGATCGGCGACAGGTCAATGGGCGACTGTGCCAGACGCGACATCGGCATATATGATGATTCCGAACCTGACCTTCACAGTGAGTGAAATTCAGTCGGGCTTGGCTACTAGCACAGCGTTGGCCGCCGTGGCGACCAACGTGACAGCCTTAGTTAATCGAATCCCCGAAACCCTGTTTGCAGGGATTACATCGCTAGCCAAATGGCTAGGAGTATTGGCAGGCAAGACTGCCGATGCGACCACCCGAGGCGAAATCAACTTGACCCCAGCGGGGGCAAGTTACAACGAGACGACCGATTCGCTCGAAGCGATCCGTGACGTTGGTGGAGTTGGCGGTGGTGGTGCTGGGGGTGTCACTAATATCACGGTTGAAGATAGAAGCATAACGCTGGAGTAATTATGTCTCGCGTCATAAGAAAAGTTTTTAAGGTTGACGGCGTTCCAACTAACGTAACGTCAGCGTTGCTTTCCGATCCAACCGGGACGTATGGTGTTAAGCGAAACGACACCAACGCTGTTGTTGTTGCTGACGGGACAGCAATGACTCTAGTGTCTACTGGAACCTACCAGTATGAGTTTACTGATGCGGTGAATGTCGCTTACACGGCGTATGTCGAGTTTGTTTACGACGGCGCAACTTATCACTTTGAGTTGGACTTCCCAGCTAGAACGAGCGCGACAGGTGGCGGCCCGATTAACTATTCGATCTTGGTAAACAGGGTCGGGCACTATCTTTTCGGCGCAGAGGCAGGTGCATCCTTCACTCAGGAGCAGCTTACCAGGATCGGCTATTGCATCACTGACGGTCTTCGTCGTGTTTACGCAGCGCATGATTGGTCGTTTTTCAAGCCTCTGGTCGATGTCACGACCACTGCCCCGTATGCAACTGGGACGGTAACGATCGCCTCGGGCGTGGTAACGCTCGTCGGCGGGACTTTCCCTTCATGGGCGGCTAATAGCATTCTTAGGATAAACAACAAGTATTACTCGGTAGCAAGTCGGCTGAGTAACTCTCAAATATCTCTGGATGACACGACCGTTACGGTATCGAGTGCATCGGCGTACCAGATCGCCAGAACCGATATCCCGATGGATGTTGCGTTTGATTCGGTCGCCAATGACAGCGAGTTGACGTACTACCCAGGGCCAGACCAGTGGTTTCCGTCTGTTTGCAATCGGCATGACGCGACAATCAGGAAGCTTGAGACAACAAACCCTGAGTTTGGTCGTCCCGCTTATTACTCGGTCAGAACCGACAGATTCGACCCAAACGTCGGGAGTCGCAAATCGCTGGCGTTTTATCCGGCTCCGGATGCGGCTTACGTGCTCCGAGTTCCAATGATTTTGCGTCCCGTAGACCTGAGCGATGCAAATCCGTACCCAATTGGGGGGGAAATGCTCAGCCAAGTGTTCCTGGAGGCTTGCTTGGCTGCCGCAGAGCACAATTACGAGGAAAGAGAGCATGTCCACGAGAAAAGATACTTGGAAATGATTGCTCTGGCGATCAGGAATGATCAGGACAGGTCGAGCCCTACGAGTTTGGGTCAAGATATGCCTCGTGGAACTTATAGCAAATTCAGCGTTTTCGATTACAATTACCGCAGTCGCGAGCAACGCATAGGCAGACTGACAATCGAAGGAGATCCGCAGTGACAACCGCACGGTACAGCAATTCAATCGAAAATCTGGACATTGGCACCACTCTTTCCGCAAGCGATGAGATCATCTACGGCGACTTTGAAAGAGGTATGGTTCACATACCCTCCGGATCCTCGCTGACGACACTTACTTGGTATTCCAGCATCAGCGCAACTGGAACTTACCTTGCAGCTTACACCGAGTCTAACTCTGCTATCACCACAACGGTTGCGGCTGGTCGATCGTATCCGATCCCAGAAGCGTTGGCTGGTGCAAGGTTCTTGAAGATCACAGGCAATGCCGCTGGCGTTGTTGGGGTTACGTTGAAGGATTAGTTTTTTTCCAAGGGGAAAATCATGTCGGCTCATAACGATTTACACGAATTGCTCATGGCGTTTATGCCTGGAGGCCCAGGTAGAGTGCCTTTGGTCGCTTCTGCCACCGGAACCAAGATGTCGGATGAGGCTTTCATTCAGATGGTTATCCCGACTTGGGGTAACGCGAATAACATTCTCATTTTGCCTGCTCCGGTTCCCGGTAGGATTGTCATTGTCGCTGGCGCTGCCACTGGCGGTGAGTTGCGAACGACGGATCCGGCAACGATCGCGATCAACGGTGGTTCTGGTGCTAACGCTGAGTCAGCAGTCGCGGCAAACCAGATGGTCGTTCTGTTTTGCGAGTCTGCTACCTCGTGGAAGGCGCTAACGATCGCTAGCAACGGAACCGTAGCGGGTCTTGAAGCTGCCGCGTAATTGATGACATGGCTACAAGCAAAGAGATACTTTTCCCATCGGGCGTTAATCGTCGCCTGTCTTTTCGCCAAAGCGCAGGCAGGCGGGAGAGGTATTTTTGTCCTTGGGCCGTGAATTGCAGAACGGAAGATTTCCAAGGTCGCCTTCGCGGTGGCTCTTGGGTTCAGGCTGGTGCTTCGACCGTCCCTGCAACCGAAGATCGGTATTTGACCGATAGCGCTGGTAATAAGATAACCGACTCAAGCGGCAACAGGATTGTCGTTAGTACAGGTGTTGCGGCTGTTCACAGTGGTGGTACGGTTTACGTGACTCCAGGTGCTAACGCTCCAAATAGCCATCCTTCGCAGTGCATCTACCGAGATCGCTTCATTCGTCCTTCTGGAAGGGCGATTTTCGCTAGTCGGCAATCAAACCATACCGATTGGTCGCTCAGCGCTGATGTCAGCGATTTGATGCGTCCATTCGTCATGCAGTTGTCCGAAGCTGGTGAACTAGGGTCTGATGTGGTTTCGCTGATTCCACACAAAGATGCCTATTTGCTGGCGGCAACAAGCGGTTCACTATGGGTTGTCCAGGGTGATCCGGTTGCAGACGGAACGCTTCGAAACATCTCGCGGGAAGTCGGCATGGTCGGTGCAAAGGCTTGGTGCCGTGATCATCTCGATCGATACTACTTCCTTTCGTCGCATGGTCTTTACACGGTGTCGGCTTCTGGCGACGGCTTGCAGGCGTTGTCCGAGGATGCGATTCCTGAGCATCTGACGAACGTTACGAACGTTAATACGGTGCTCGAGTACGATCACGAATCGAGAGCCGTTTACATTCACATACCGTCTGCAGCGGTGTCCTGGATGTTTGACACGGAAAGGCAGGAGTTCTGGCCGTTCAAGGTTGGGCACTCAGGATCCTATGTCGCGATCGGGCCGGTGCTGATGGGAAACGGAAGCACCTATGGAAGACTGATCCAATTGCACGGTATCACCGCCTCTGGTAGTGTGAACGTGACTTGGAGAGTTATGGTTGCTGACACGGCTGAGCAGGTCAGCATCAACGCCAAGGCGGCTATTGAGGCATTGATTGCAGGGACTACGCCTGCGGCTGTCCACAGTAGCGGAACTTGGACTGCGGGAGTAAATCACCGTAGCTACCCAAGAGCCAGGGGAAAATACATGATCCTTCTTTTGTCTGCTCCAAGTGGGAATTGGGCGTGGGAAGGTGCAAACGCAGTGGTAGAGCCCTCTGGGGCGTGGAGATAGACATGCCTGATGTAAGTTTTGCAGATTGGGTGGCTGGTCTTGCGGTCGATACGCTCACAGGCCCAGAAAAGATCCCGTTGCTCGACGGAACCTCGTCGCGTCATGCCACTGCGGCTTTGCTTGCTGCTTTTGCGGTCGATCAGCTTCACCAAGCATCGGTGATCACAACCCTCGCCGACACCGATGAGATAGTCGCCTTTCAGTCGGATGTGGAAAAGATCCTTACAGCGCAGAATTTCTTCAATTGGGTGGTTGATAAGCTCGAAGCGATCGACACAAGTACCACTATCGTCTCGGGCGATAAGTTGGTATTCAATGATGGGGGTATCCTCAAGCAAATCGACATTGATAATGTCAAGGCGTTTCTCGATTCCTCGGTGACGGCTCTCGGGGCAGAGATCGCCGGTCTAGCCTCTGCCACACTGGCTGATTCGGATCAGTATGTCGTGGCTCAGTCGACGACAGCAAAAAAGACTACGTTTTCAGCGATCGCAGCTCGCGTCCACTCTCAATTCCTGGCTTACACGGCTAGCTTGCCGGCCATCGCAACCCTCGCAGACGGTGACACCTTCTATGCGAGCGACAGTGGTGTAGCGAGCAAGGTTACTGCCTCGACGATTGCCACCTACGTGCAAGGCAAGGTTGGTGCTGATGTTGTATCTGGCGCCTGGGATACCTACTCGGCGCTGGGGGCGGCAGCAAACGCTACTGATGTGTTCTTGCTCGAGCGAAGCGGTACTGGCAGGACAGCTACGGGTGCGAATATCGCCTCGTATGTGGTCGGAACGCAAAACAGTGCAGCCAGTGCCGTGGCGGCGGTTGCTGGCGACAGTTTCTTGATATTCCGATCGGGAACCCAGCTTAAATTGGACGTTGGTCTACTTTCGACTTATGTCCTGGCTTCTGGGTGGTCGGCTACAAGCGGGAATCCAGTCGCTACTGGCGACAAGGTGATCATTGGTCGCGGCGGAGTTACCTACAGTGTCACAGTGGATCAACTCAAGACGTTTGTCAGCGCGGGTGTTCAGGCTGGCGTTTTGGATCTCACAGGTCTTTCCTCTGCTTCTCTTGCATCTGGATCGCTTTTCCTGGTTGGGGATAGCACGACACCTAAGAAAGCGACATTGGCAGAGCTCGAAACGAAGCTTTGGACGGACTACCAAACTTACGTCTCTGGTTTGACGGCACTCACAACGCTCGAGGACGCTGACACGTTTTACGTGATCGAAGGGACTACACCAAAGAAGATTACTGGCGCAAACATCGCCTCCTACATCGAAACGGAGATGTGGGACAAGGCAGACGCAAGTCCAGCGGTTCAAGCTGGTGACGACCTTTGGATGCGAAGATCGACGACAAGCTACAAATTGGACGTTGGGGCTCTGGCTACCTACGTGGCTGGTATTGTGACTAGCAGTATTGATGTTGGTAGCTTGAGCAGCGCGTCTCTCTCCGACGGTGATCTGTTCCTTGTGGATGAAGGGGCGACAAACACAAAGGTGACTCTCGCAAACCTTCGATCGCACTTTTGGTCGGAGTTTTTAATATACGTCAACGGTCTTACTGGTGCGGTTTCAGCGGCAGACACAGATGTCTTGTATCTGATCAATGGAATTGCTCCGCTAAAGCTTACGGTAGGAGATCTGTGGGACACTCGATTCCTAACTGACGCAAAGGCTATAAAACTCGACGACTTTGCGACTCCAGACGACAACACAGACCTGAACGCAACATCAGCCTGTCACGGATTGCTTCCGAAGTTGAGCAATAACACAAGGCAATTTATGCGTGGAGACGGTACGTGGGCTCCATACGCTAGCGTTACGGCTGTCTCTACGGCTTCCACTGGAAGTACACACCTGGACGCTGCGGCTTTGTCGGCGACCAACACGACGTTTATCACCTCGGACAGTGCGGCTAAGGGTGTCAAGCTCCCAACGGGTGCGGCTGGAGACATTATGGAGGTGATCAACAACAGTGCGATCGCCGCAAAGCTATACCCAGCATTAAACGGTGCGATCAATGGGCTTGCGACCAATGCGGCAGTAGTGATACCAGCCAGCAAGGGTGTGAGGTGTTTCTGCTCTGCGGCAGACACATGGACGGTCTTTGACATGACAGCTCGGGCAACCACTGCTTAACGAAAGGGTTTAATCGTGTCGACAGAAAACGACGTTAACAAAGTACCAGAGATTAACCCAAATCAAACTCTGCCTCTCGTTGTGCCGAGAGTCGTAAACCCTTTCGTCTCGATTGCGCAATGGTTTGCTACTCAAACAATCAGCGACGTTCCAGAGAACGTCATGGGTTGGCTTGTTGCTCAGGGTTTCGAGATTACCAATATCCGTCAGGACAACACCACTGTCCCTCCGACTAACTATTTCTCGGTCAAAAAGGAGGGGCTTACTCCATCTGGTGTCTTGTTGAGTTTGTGCAACTCCTTCACGCTCGAAGCGAATAACGCCAGGACTGCAAATCAGACACGTTACAACGATGTTTTGGCAAGCATGACAAACATGGTGGATAGCTCCCATCAGCAGTTTGATGCACAAATTGACGAGCAGAACGCACAGTCTGGAGTGTTTTTGGCAGATCTCGACGAATACATGGCAGTGATCGAGACGATGATCACAGACAATCAGGCTCAGGTTGTCATTGACGCAAACAACGCCAAGATTGCCCTAGATGAAATGCTTACGCGGCTTGGCGACCTGGAAACCAATGCCAGCGACAACGCTGCGGATATCGAGGCTCTTTTCGCTGAGCAAAGCACAAATCTTGCGACTTATGTCAACAACTACAACAGCAGGCTTGCTGAGTTGGATCAAAACTTCGCGGCTTATCTGGGTGATGTGCTTTCGAAGATTTCTTCTCTCGACAGCACCCTGGATAGCCACATAGCAGAATACGATCAAGCGTTTGCGATACTTTCCGACAATTACACGGCGCACGCAGCAAGTATCGATGC